TTAGAGAAAGCTAAACAAAACTTTGCTAAAGATATAGAGCAACCACCTGCACCAAAGATTACAACAACAGCACTTAAGGATATGGTGTTTGTATCTTGTAACGAAGATAAAAACTTTTCCAAGAAATGTTGGAAGACATCTATGGATATGACTATGTTAAAAGCTAAAGTAACAGATGATGTTACCAGTTGGAATGAAGCTACTATAAAAATATTCTTAGATAATGTAGAACAGTTTGTTACTAATTACGCTGATGAATACAAAGACCGAGAAGGAAATACAGACACTATCAATAACATCATTGATGTACTTGATGCTAAAGTCTCAGATAATAAGGAGGAAGATATGGGAGAAGTAAAAGAAGGACCGTGGATGAAAGACCAACCAAGCGATAAGCAGATGAATACATTTAACAATTGTGTTACTAAAGCTATTGATAATGGTGATGATGAACTTGCTGCTAAAGCTAAGAAAGCATTGGCAGATGGTTCAATTAATAAAGGTAACATCTTTGATTGGGTTGACACAGATACCTGGAGTCTTAAAGACGGCTCGTGAATAGGTGTCTAAGTTGTAATATAAGTGAACACGATATGTTTGGAGAGTCCAGTCATATCAAAGACGGATACTGTGCAGAATGCAGAAAGGTAATAAGCTATGAGTTACAAGACTAAAGAGCAAGACATAATAAATAAATTAAACGAACTACATATGGAGTTACAGAAAGACCCATTGAAAGAAGCTGAAGACCCATTTAGTTCTTATGATGCAATCAATGATACTTACATTGTTGAAATTAAATCAAGAGATAAAATATATTTAAGTTGGTTTATAGAAAAATCTAAGTTTGATTCTAATATTATTAAAGCCATTGAAGAGAACAAATCATTTATATATCTTACTGAATGTAACGGTAAGATTATGACTTGGAATATTAATAGAATGATAGCTGATAACTACGACTTTAAATGGGAGTATAGAGATATGCCCACCACTACAGAGTTTGACAACAATGAAATGATAAGTAAAGAAGTTGGGTATCTGTTTGAAGCAGATGCTAAAGTACATACAAGGGAGATACTATGACGGACCTATCAAAAGTAAATATGTTAGAACTACTAGCAGAGTTAGAGAAGAGAGGTAGCTTTAAAACAATTATATTTAATAAAGCAGATGGTAAGCAAGAGATTGCTGCAATCCTACCTCTACATCCTATGACCATTACTAACAATGAAGTTAAACAAGAAGAAGAATAATAATGTATAGACCTTTACCTGACTACCTTACTATTCAACCAAGTAAGGTAGAAGGGTTAGGTTTGTTTACTCTAAAAGATTTAGAACCATACGAATCACTAGGTATGACACACGCACATTGGTTTGGAGAAGATAACAACCTACTGCGTACACCTCTTGGTGGTTTTATTAATCATAGCGAAACACCTAACTGTAAAATTACAGGCAAGATGACACGATATTTATTTACAGAGGAATTTATAATTGCTGGATCAGAGCTAACAGTTAAGTATAGAATGTATAGTGTATGAGTAAATATCTAAAAGAAATGCGATTAGGACACGAAGATACTTTAATAAGAAAACCTGATCTACGAATACTATCACTTGGTGCAGGTGTGCAATCATCTACATTACTTATGAAAATATACAATGGTGAGATAGCACCTGTTGATGCAGCAATATTTGCTGACACAGGCAACGAACCTAAAGAAGTCTATGAGTGGTTTGAGTTCCTAAAAGAAAAAGTTTCACACAAAATTCCTATAATAATTGTAAACAACGATAGGAACACAGGAGATATAACAAAAGATATACTTTCTCCCTCTGGTTTCTTTGCTTCAATACCAGTTTTTGTTAAAAATTCTAATGGAAAACAAGGTCTTACTTTAAGAACTTGTACTGATAGGTATAAAATACAACCAATAAATAAAAAAATAAGAGAGTTACTTGATGTTACAAATCTTCGTGGTAAAGTTGTTGAAGTTGTTATGGGTATATCTTCTGATGAGATCCAGAGAGCAAAACAACCACCTAATAAATGGGCTATAAATTGTTATCCATTGATAGAGAACAACATATCAAGACACGATTGTTTGCATTACTTTGAATCATTAGGTTTTCCACAACCACCAAGATCAGCTTGTATTATTTGTCCTTATCACGACAATAAAGAATGGCAAAGGATCAAAGTAAAACATCCAAAAGAATTTGAATACGCATTAGACTTTGACAAACAACTTAGGTCAAATAAAGAAAGTCAGTTTGTTAGTAAATTAGATGGTGAGTTATTTCTACATAGGAAAATGGAGCCACTATCTGATATAGATTTTATAGCAGAAGATGATCCACAGTATGGATTGTTTGATGATGAATGTTCTGGCTATTGTGGTGTATAAAATAAAGTGTCGTTGTTATGGGAATATCGTATGCAAGGAACACTGGACTTTAGCTCACAGTTATTTATATAAACAACAAAGAAAGACTAAACTATCTTGTAATTATCCCAACCATCTTTATCAACAGTAAAAGTTAACACTCCAGGCTTACTCCACATACCAGTTCGTGCTGTAAAGTCTAAACTTGCATCAATAGATGGGCATTGAAACCAAGTTCTGTTACCTTGTTGCATCATACGAGGGTGATGAAAATGTCCTGTAATTAGAATCTCTGCATCTCCTACAGGGAAGTCACCAAACATTTGTCCTTGCCACCACTTCATTATCTTTCCTTCTGGACCCTGACCACCACTGTGCATATGCCCGTGTGAAAAACCGACCTTCAAATTTTTGATGTCCAATGTATGATGGAAACCCTCTGGTATGGACACACTTACCTTGTCATATCGTGGGTTCTGTTCCATAATTTCTTGACATATCTCTAAGTGCATAGTGTCAGAGTTGTCTAATCGTGATGTTACTACCTGCCCTTTGCCTGATCTAGCCATCTCTCCGTGATTAGCAGGTACACCAGACAGTACAATCTTGTTTGCATAGGGTAGAAATGTGTCAACAGTTTTCATTATGAGCTTTCTTGCTAAGTGATACTGTTGAGATAGATTAAGTGACACATTATGTGGTTGAGAATCATAAAATCCGTAGCAACCTTCGGTTAAATCACCCATAGAAAGCAAATAAATTTCATCTACGCTACCTAGTCGCCTAACCTCTGCTACTGCTCTATCAAGTGCCTTGTCGTATCTCTCAAGCGTTTTCTCTACACCGAGGTCAACTTTCCCTAGTTGCCAGTCACTTAGCGTGAATATGTACGCCAGATCACTCTTAATCTTCTTTTTCTGTAGTGGTTTCTTCTTTGATACTTCTTTAAGTAGCTTATCGTACCATTCATCACGCTGTGGATGTCGCCTTCTGACCACTCCTTTGAACGCATAAAAGGTTTCAACTGTACCACCTTTTAATTGAGTCATCCAAGATGATGCTTTGACTTTACCATCTATCTCATAATGTTCTGGATCAAAGCCCCAGTCTTTTAAGATGGTGTCAAATTTAGATTTGTAGTTAGGGTCTTGCCCTATATGTGTTATCTCTCCTAAACCAGTAGCTTCATCAAACTCTGCTGATGGTTGCCAACCTGATTTAAAATAGTTATTACCTAAGTCTTTTTTATCTTTTTTCATACGCAGCCTTTCTGTTAAGGCTTAGTATAGTCAGATTTACAGACAGTTTTCTAGGATATTTTTTTCTTTGCGAATGTTTTAATAACAGATAAAGCTGCTCCACCACCTGCAATAGCTGCAATTTGTAGTGAGTTTATGTCAACTCCAACGATTGGGCTGATGGTTAAAGCTCCTATGAATCCTTCAATGAAGGTCCATACTGCTCTTTCTAACATATCTTTTAGTTCTGGTGTCATTGTATTAAGTTTCCTAACTTTAATTTTCTCTCTATGCTTTCTAGTTTAACAAGAATTTTGTCTAATTTACTTTCAAAACTAGTTGGTATGTAAACATTATCAGATGATTTGTTATCTATGCTAGGACTTTTCTCCTCTATAATCCATTGTCGCCAGGCATCTCCAGGACATTGTGTCTGTTTAAAAGAACTATGTGGTCTTAGCTCTCCACCGACTTGTTCATAGAGCCATTTGACAGATGCAATAGCTTTATCTGAAGGCTTGTCGGTAGGATTGGAGCCACCAAGCCAACACACAGCAACATAATGCTTATTGTTAAAGTTAATTTCTTCACGATTGTTACCTCCTTGTGCTGCACTTC